ATTTCCAGTTAAGTCACTACCCTCATCTTCTATCGGTGAGAAGTTCATCAAGCACAATCTTAAATATCTATCATCGTTTAAAGAGATAGTGTATGCAGGTGAGTTAGACCCACCGGGTCGTAGAGCCGCAGATAAATTGTATCAGGCATTCCCTGAGAAGTTTTTCTATGTACCTATGACAGAATGTAAGGATGCTAACGAGTTCCTTATGACAGGTAAGCAAGACAAGATAATGTGGGCGGCTAGATCGCCACAGAGATACACACCAGAGAACTTCTTCTGTTCTGATGCGGCAGTAGAAGAAGCAATAAAGAATGAGAACCCATACGAGTACATACCTACAGGTCATACAGGACTAGATGAAAAGATACGTGGTATGGTTAAGGGTGGGCTTACATTTATTAAAGCACCTCGTGGTACTGGTAAGACAGAAGTGATTCGATATTTCGAGACAGGCTTACTGGCTAACGGTGAAGATGCTGTAGCTATGCTTCACATGGAAGAGATGAAGTCTACCACATACAGAGCTATGGCTACGTATGAACTAGGTGTGAACGTGAGAACAAAAGAAGATGCGGCACACAATAACGTATCAGAAAGTAATGTCATTGAAGCGGCAAAGATTGCTACCAAGGGTGAGAAGTCAATCATCTTTGAGATGATGTCACATGATGATCCACTCAAGGTGTTGGACTACGTGAGACTATCTGCAACCGTGTATGGTGCAGGGTATGTATTTATTGACCATGTACAACGCCTTGCATACCTGTCCAGTTCAGGTGTTGATGGTGCTACCAGTACACTCACCACACTAGGATCTCGAATGGCTCAGTTAGCTAAAGAGTTAAACATTGGTGTCGTATTCATATCACAAGTAAATGATGATGGACGTACAAAGTATGCGGCTTCTCTTGAGGAAGAGGCAATCATTTGTATTAAGCTTGAACGTACAGCAGAGAGTGAGGATGAGGTGGAGCAGAACACTACAAACTTTATCGTAGATAAGAACAGACCGTTTGCTAAACTAGGCAGAGCAGGTTCTGTATACTACGATCCTACAACTACAATACTAAGAGAGGATTTGTTTACAACTGAGGCTGAAGTAGCATGAGATGTTGGCACTGTAACACAAGATTGATTTGGGGTGGTGACCATGACTGCCACGAAGATAGTGCTTTTGTTATGGAAACAAATCTAAGTTGTCCTAAATGTAAATCTTTAGTACTTGTGTACTACCCGAATGAGGATGAAGAGGAAGAAGAATAATGGCGATAGAGCAAGGAATTATATTTGATATCGAAGCAGATGGCTTGCTTGAAGATGCAACCAGAATACATTGTATGTCTTATACTAGAGATGGATTAAGTATACAAACCACAGATAACTATGAGTACATGCGTAGGATACTACGAAGAGAAAAATGTCTGATAGGACACAACATAGTCAGGTATGATGTACCATTACTAGAAAAGATATTAGGAGTAAAAATAAAATCTAGATTGATTGATACCTTACCTATGTCTTGGGTGATGAATACAGACAGAGCCAATCATAAACTAGAATCATTTGGTGAAGAGTTTGGTATACCTAAACCTGTTGTAGAGGATTGGGAAAACCTTGATGCTCGTGTATATAAACACAGATGCGAACAAGATGTTAGAATAAACCACAAGCTTTACAAAAACCTAAATGATAGGTACATGATGTTGTATATTAGTCAGGATCATTTAAATAGATTTTACCAGTACCTAACATTTAAAATGCAATGTGCATATGCCGCAGAAGAAAGCGGATGGAAACTCGACAAAGAGTTAGCACTTAGTTGTATAGATAAACTAAAAACAGAGCAGGAAGAAAAAGTAGTTGAACTTAAAACAGTTATGCCAATGAGGACTTTGTTTCGTAAGAAGTCTAGGCCAAAGGTTATGCATAAAAAAGATGGTTCACTATCTAAACAAGGTGAAGAATGGACTACATTATTATTTGAGCATGACCTACCATCAACCTATTCTAGGGAAATAAATATTGTTAAAGGTGTTGAGGAAGCTAATCCAAAATCATCTGATCAAGTTAAAGAGTGGTTGTTCTCTTTAGGTTGGGAACCTTGTACCTTTAAATATATTAAAGAGTCACCAACAGAAACAAGGCTTATACCACAAGTCAGAAAGAATGGTGAGCTTACTAAGTCAGTTAAACTCTTAATAGAAAAGAACCCAGTTGTAGGTGTGCTAGATGGACTCACAGTTATACAACACAGACTCGGTATCTTTGAAGGGTTAATCGAATGCGAGAGGGATGGGTATGTACAAGCGAGTGTGAATGGTCTTACAAATACTTTTCGTTTCAAACATAACAAACCTCTGGTCAACTTACCTAGTATTGATAAGCCTTGGGGTAAGGAGATACGTGGGTGCTTGATTGCACCAGAAGGTTACAAGTTATGTGGTGCTGATATGACTTCTCTTGAGGATACAACTAAGCGACACTATATGAAACCATACGATCCTGTATACGTAGAAGAAATGTCTCGTGATGGGTTTGATCCACACTTAGACTTAGCAAAACATGCAGGTGCTATTACACAACAGGATATAGATAAGCACAATTCAGGTGAAGTATCTTTGAAAGATCTACGTAAGAACTATAAGGTGGTGAACTACTCTGCGACCTACGGTGTAGGTGCGGCTAAGTTATCTAGAGAGACAGGTATGACAGAGCTAGAAGCAAAGAAACTTTTAAATGCATACTGGGCAAGGAACTGGTCAGTAGCTAAGTTCTCTACTGATAGCCTAAAGAGAGTTAGGAAGATTGCAGGACAGATGTGGATAAAGAATCCTATAAGTAATTTTTGGCACACACTTCGTTATGAGAAAGATGTATTCTCCACACTTAATCAATCCACTGGTTCTTACTGCTTCGATAAATGGTTAGCTATCTATCGTAAGTCCAGACCTAATATATGTGGACAGTTCCACGATGAATCAATCAACCTCGTGAAAGAGGGTGAAGAAGAACGACACAAGTTTATACTTGTATCTGCTATTAATAAACTAAATGAGGAGTTAAAATTAAATGTTGAATTAGGAATAGATGTACAGTTCGGAAATAAATATTCTGAAATACATTAAAAAAGTCTTGCATGTGCTTTTTGATACATGCTACAATTCAATTCTAAACACTAAAGGAGTTAGCAAATGGCTAAAATTACTGTAACAGGAATCGCTCAATGGGCAAAAGTATTTGAAGAGAACCGTGACCTAGAAGGTTATCAGGGTCAGTGGAAAGATACTGATGGACGTTGTACTATCAATGTTATCTTAGATGAAGATAATTATTCTAAGGTAAAGAATGCAGGGTGTATGTCTAATGGTAAGGATGATCCACAAGGACGTGGTATGGACATAAAGTTCTCACGTAAGTTTGACACACCAAATGATTGGGATGGTGGAGCACCATCAGTATACAAGTCAGATGGTAGTCTGTGGAACTTTGAAACCGATGGTGTCATTGGTAATGGTTCAGAAGTTCTTGTAGAATTAGACATCTACAAAAATAAAAACTATGGTACTACTACTACTCGACTCGAGAGAGTAAAGGTAATCAAGCATTTGGAGTATGACTCATCTTCCTCTGATAGAGAAGATCCATTCACACAGAATGTTGCTTCAACTGCTACAAAGGAAGTTGCTGCTGAAGAAATCCCATTTTAAGGAGTGAGTAATGCCTAACATTGAAACACTCGTTGAAGATATCTATGGTGTCATTGAAGGAAAGGGTGGGTGGGATAAGACAATCACAGATTATCTAGCAAAAAATATTTCTCAAATAGCTGAATCAAGGTTTAAAGAACCTCAGAAACCCAGAGGGTATTTAAGTTTATCCTCTGTGGGTTCACCCTGTAAAAGAAAGACTTGGTATAGAATAAATAAAACAGAGGAAGCTGCACCGCTAAAACCTCAACTACTTGGTCTTTTCTTTTACGGGGATCTTTTAGAAGCCTTAGTCCTTTCGCTTGCTAAAGCGGCAGGACATGATGTTCAAGGTGAGCAGGACAGACTATCAGTTCATGGTATCAAAGGTCACAGAGATGCGGTCATTGATGGTATTACTATTGATGTAAAGTCTACCTCACGTTATGGTATGAATAAGTTTAAGACAAACTCATTACGTAACGATGATCCCTATGGTTATATAAGTCAGCTTAGTTCCTATGTCTATGCAGGTAAAGATGATCCTCTAGTTACAGACAAAAATCGTGGTGCTTTTCTTGTCGTACAAAAAGATAGTTTCGAACTACACTTAGATATGTACGACTTTGATAAAGAACTTACTACTAAAGAAAAAGAAATAGAGGAAGTAAAAAATATAGTTACTGGTAAATTACCAGATCAAAGACTGAAACCTGTACCGCAGTCAGGTGCATCTGAGAATACTAAACTATCTTATGCATGTAGTTCATGCGAGTATCGTAAGATATGTTGGCCTGAAGCTCGTGTATTTAAATACTCACATGGTAAAGAGTATCTAATTGACGTAGTTAAAAAGCCCAGAGTAGAGGAGCTTATAGATTGAGTAGACGTGCCAAACAAAAAGGGAGATTAGGTCAACAGGAAATAAGAGATGCTTTGCTTGAGTCGTTTCCTGAACTAGAACCAGACGATGTAAAGTCTACAGTTATGGGAGAAACTGGTGCAGATATCCAGTTATCCCCTGCTGCTAGAAAATACATACCTATTTCTATAGAAGTAAAGAGAAGAAAGTCTGCACTCAAGACCGTGTATGATTGGATAAAGCAATGTACTAACCATGACAAAGGTGACCCTGTAGTTTTCTACAGATCAGATAGACATCAATGGTTAGTAATATCAGAACTACCACACTACCTTAAACTGATAAGGAGTTTAACAGAAGATGGCAAACAGTGACGTAGTACAAATGAAACAGGTTAAGATTTGGGATGTGCTATCAGGTCCATACCAATGTGATCTACCTGATGAACAAGACGTACACTACAATGTATGCAAAGTTGAGATAGAAGGGAAGGTAATACAGATGGAATACTTTTTTGATAGCTTCAATGACGCATATGAAATGGTAAAATATTTTCAGTCTAACATCGAACCTCTTGAGCTAGAGATTGATGATCGTGATTGACTTTGAGTTTTACTTGAGTATAACTAAGGACTTTAGCTGTGGAATATGAGGTAATAATAAAATTAAAAATAGATCCAGATTCTTATATATTTGAGTTAGGAAAAGACAACAACTCAGATGATGTAAAAGAACTTATGGAAAATGTTTTGTATGACATAGAAGATGTAGAAATAATTGAATGTGAGGTAACAAGACTATGATAACGAAAGAAGATATGGATCATTTTAAATATTGGAATGAACCTAATATGGAAATGACTTGGTATCAAGCTCGTGCTGCTGAAACAGCAGTATATAAAGATACACATCAGGTAATCTATCCTGCTTTAGGACTAGCTGCAGAAGCAGGTGAAGTGGCTAATAAAGTTAAGAAGATACTACGTGACGGAAACTTTGACAGGGATGCTATTGCAGATGAGGTAGGAGATTGTCTGTGGTACATAGCTGCACTATGTCGTGACCTAAATGTAGAGATGGCTGACATAGCACAAAAGAATTTAGATAAATTACAAGATAGAAAAAGTCGTGGTAAGATACAAGGTAGTGGAGATAAAAGATGAACTATTGTGATATGAAAGGTTTAGTGTGGCCTCTATTGTTTTGTGTGTTTGTTATATGTATATTACCTGTCTTGTTGGTAGACAATGCAAAGTATTGTAAGCAAAGTATTGTACCTTGTTATCCTTGGACTGTACCAGAATGACACCAAGACAATCAGCAGAGACAGAAGCAAAGAAAACTTTTGAAGGGTTTATATTGTGGACAAAGAGAGTACTGTACGTATCTACGTCTTTCTTACTAGTAGTTGTAATAGGCTGTAATAGTGGAGTAGAAACAGGAAAAGGTTCAACAGGAAGTAAATATAATGGTGAGGTGTACGCACCAACAAATATAGGGGAAGATAAATGAGTAACTTATTACCAACAGACTATCAAAGTTTTATACACACCTCACGTTATGCACGTTGGCTAGAGAGTGAGGGGCGAAGAGAGTCATGGACTGAGACAGTGGGTAGATATGTATCTAATGTTGTCCATGCAAATGTAGATGAAGAAACAACAAACAAAATAGAACAAGCTATACTTGGGTTAGAAGTAATGCCTAGTATGAGAGCAATGATGACTGCTGGCCCTGCTGCTGACAGAGATAATACCTGTATGTACAACTGTTCTTATCTGCCAGTAGATGACCCTAAGTCTTTCGATGAAGCCATGTTTATATTACTATGTGGTACTGGTGTAGGCTTTTCTGTAGAACGTCAGTTCATACAACAACTACCAGAAGTTCCTGAACTGTACGATAGTGATACTGTTATTGCAGTAAAAGATAGTAAAGAAGGTTGGGCAAAAGCACTGCGACAAGTAATAGCATTACTATATAGTGGCGAGATACCTAAGTGGGATGTATCAAATGTAAGACCTGCAGGTTCTAGGCTTAAAACATTTGGTGGTAGAGCTAGTGGCCCTGCCCCTTTGGTAGACTTGTTTAACTTTGTTATCAAAATGTTTAAAGACTCACAAGGACGTAGGCTATCATCAATAGAGTGCCATGATATAATGTGTAAGATTGGTGAAGTGGTTGTAGTAGGTGGTGTTAGACGTAGTGCTATGATCTCTCTATCTAACCTGAGTGATGATCGTATGCGACATGCTAAGTCAGGTCAGTGGTGGGAGAACGAACCACAACGTGCATTAGCTAATAACTCTGTGTCTTATACAGAGAAACCAGATGCCATATCTTTTATGAGAGAATGGATGGCATTAGTAGAATCAGGGAGTGGAGAACGTGGTATATTTAATCGTGAAGCGAGTAAGAAACAAGCTGCAAAGTATGGCAGACGTGACCCCAACTACGAGTTTGGTACTAACCCCTGCTCGGAAATTATTTTACGGCCTTACCAGTTTTGTAACCTCACTGAGGTTGTCGTTAGAGCTACAGATACGTATGACGATCTGGCACGTAAGGTTAGGTTGGCAACAATTCTTGGAACTATTCAGTCTACCTTCACTAAGTTCCCATATCTGCGAAAAGTGTGGCAACGAAATACCGAAGAAGAACGATTGTTGGGTGTGTCGCTCACTGGAATAATGGACAACCCACTAATGACTACAAAGAATAAAGGATTGGAAAAGACACTTGCAAACTTACGTGCTGTTGCAGAAGCTACTAATCATGAGTATGCTGACTTACTTGGTATATCTCAGTCTGTCTCTATCACTTGTGTCAAACCTTCTGGTACTGTTTCACAACTTGTTGACTCAGCCAGTGGTATCCATTCCAGACATTCCCCATATTACATCAGAACAGTTAGAGGAGATAACAAAGACCCACTGACACAGTTTATGATGGATCAGGGAATACCAAGTGAACCTTGTGTTATGAAAGGAGATACTACAACAGTATTTAGTTTCCCAATCAAATCACCAAGGGGTTCAGTTGTTACTGCAGATCAAACTGCTATTGAGCAGTTAGAGATGTGGTTAATCTATCAACGTAATTGGTGTGAACACAAACCAAGTGTGACTATCAATGTTAAAAAGGATGAGTGGTTTGAAGTCGGAGCGTTTGTATATGAACACTTCGATGAAATGTCAGGTGTATCTTTCTTACCATATAATGAGCATACGTACCAACAAGCGCCATATCAAGAGGTTGACAAGCAGACTTACAATAGTTTACTATTAACCATGCCAAAGAAAATTGATTGGTCTAAACTCTCAGACTATGAGAAAGAAGATGGTACTAGTTCTAGTCAGCAGTTTGCTTGTACTGGTGACGTTTGTGAAATTGTAGATATAACTTAGGAGTATATAATGCTACAACCAATTAAAGGATCATACTACAGAAAGTTTCAACCGCAGTCATATAAGGAGAATGACAGTAAAGCTAAAACAGTAATAACAAATTACCTAGAGGGTATCGGACATACTATCCTTGATACAGAAGAAGATTTTTCTTTTGATATAAAGAGTGAAAAGAATGGTGGTATGTATTACTCTGAAGTAGAGATGAAGAACCAGTGGACAGGTGATTGGAATCCTAAATGGAAAGAGATACGTATACCATACAGAAAGTATAGACTAATTAATAAGTACAAGAAAGTAGAGGGTGACAATACTTACTGTAACTTTTATGTAATACGTCACGACTGTAAACAAGCATGGAGAATCAAAGACTACCAACTCACTGAAGAGTGTGCAAAGGAGATATGGTTAGCCAATGCTAGAAGAAAAGAATACTTCTTTCATATCCCTTACACTGAAGCGGAGCTAGTTACATTATGAGTTTTGATCCTGTCAACAAACCTGCCCACTACAATTTAAGTGGTGGTGTAGAGTGTATTGATTATATAAAGCAAGTGTTAGGTGAGGATGGTTTCATAGCATACTGTCACGGTAATATGATAAAGTATCAACATCGACACAGATACAAGACTAACCCTATAGAAGATATGGAGAAAGCACAATGGTATCTAAACAAAATGCTAGACACAATGAAGGAAAAAAGAAAATAAATCCCTTCAATGAAGGTCAGGTTGCTTTTAGAAAAGGTGAGTTGGGTAATCCATACCCAACCAATACTAACAATAACAGAAGTTGGGAGTTTGGTTTTAATACTGCATACTTCACCAACCTAAAAAAAGTAAAAGAGTATGAGCAAAAAATTAGCAGAAGAAGCGAAAAAGTTTACAGAGAAGAAACGAACCTCTAAAGCTATGAAGCCCCTCACGGCAAGAAGATACCTAGCAGGTCAAGCACTTGCTGGGTTACTTCCTAGCGTGAAAGGGGCTTCACAAATGGCAGATGTAAAGAGAACAGCCTACGATTGGGCAGACTATATGCTAGAAGATGATTAACGAGTTATTTGTATTGCAGGTCCAATACTTTCGCTAGGATCTTCTTTAGCAATTACATCCATAATGTATTGTCTTCTGTCTATTTCATTTTCAATACTTGTGGCTCTTGCTAGATACTCTTTGGCACTTTTAGCACCATTAAATTTGTCAGGGTATCTAGCAATAATACCGTCTAGTTTTTTATTGCCTACATCTGCAGTAATCAGTTCGTATTGATTTCTTATGTATCCTACTGTTCTTTTCTTTAACTTAGGATTCATTAATGCATTTTGAAAAGCTGCCTCTACAGCTTTCTCTTCTGCTTTAACATACGTATCTATAAATGCCTCTAAGTAATTTGCTTTTAGAGAGTTTCTTTCTCCATCAGACATAGGCACTTGATCTAATTCATCATAAGTAAGATTTGCATACTTATTATTTTTCCCACCTAACATTACATCTTCTTTCCAGACATCAAATATAACATGCAACTTTTGCGACAAGTTGTATTGAACTTGATAGGCAAGACTACTATTACGTACACTTTTATTTGTATAAAGCTTATATTCTTTTAGGTTAAGTTTTGTAATCTCTCTTTGTAGTCCAGTGCTTGGTGGTTCTTGTGTCGTACCAAACTGCTTGGTAATAGGGTTATAACTACCCACTGCATACGGATTAAATATGCTGTAGAGTTTATAATCATAACCTTCCTTACCAGATATTGGTGTTCTAGATTGATTATAGCTAAACATATTTGTGTCCAGTAAAAATCTAGATGCTTGGTTTTTTAACATTTCACTATTAAATATATCAGAGATAAAATTTCTTTCCCCGTAGATATCTGGGCTATCTTTTTCTCCGGGCATAAGAGGTCTTGTATAAGCATTACCTGCTGCATCAAAGTTAAGTTGTGCATACACATCTCTTGCAATAGTTGCAGGATAGCTAAACGTAGCAATAATGTTACCTAGCTCTTTTTCTAAACCTTCCGTAGCTTCGCCTTGATCTATTGATTTAAACAATTCCCTTGCGAAAGGGAACTCTAGGCTAAAGCTACCTGTACTCAGGTCTGGTACACCACCTAGTATCTCTGCTACATTTTCTTTTGTTGTAGTAGGATTAATAGGAAGCTTGTTTATATATCTATATATCAAGTCACCTAGTAAAAGGTTAGCTGACCAAGGTCCAGCAACTCTAGCAAGATCTATCTCACCTGCACCACCTTCAAGTTCCATCTTATCAAAATCTATTTCGCCCTGCTTGGCTGCTGCAGCATATACACCACCTAATAATAATGATATACCTGTCATCTGTCGAGCAAGCCTATCATTTGTAGTTTTTATACCATCACTCCAAGCACCACCAAAACTTCTTTTAGTAACTTCATCTAGCTTATCTAGACCACCAGTGACCATACCAATAGGTGTATAGTCATTAATGTATTCTAAATGGTTTGCCAAGTATCTTGGAAATGGTATATCTGCACCTGCAGAAATTAAGTATGGATACTTTCTGTGTAGCTGTTGTAGTGCTGATGCACCACGACCAAACAAAGAAGAATCTTTTTTATAATCTCTTTGAAAGGTAAATCTTTTTGCTTCATCTACGGCTTTATCTAATACGTTATCTGGTAAGTCTTTTAAAGATCCACCATTTAAAACAAACTCAGAAAAGTTTCTACCTAATAGAGGGTTGTTTACTTCTCTAAGTTGTCTATCTATAGAAGAATACAGAGCACCTTGTTTAAATACTGCATCAGTTGCAATGTTAGCAATGTTTACTGCCCTACCGATTCTAGATGCAAAACTATTACTATTAGTTTGATTGAGTGTACGAGTATTTTCATAGAATAAATCTCTGTATTTAATCGGTGCATCTTGCATTAACATGTCTTTGGCAACTATAGCTTCTTCACGATTCATAGTAAGGCCACGTAAGTTTGACAGTGTACCACCTACCCAACGTCTATTTACAGTGCCATCAGGTAGTTTTTCCCCAAGTGAAACACGAATAGCATTTTTCCAGAAGTGATCTGATATATCAATAAAGGTGTTAAAACCTTGTGTTGTTACGTTAGCAACGGTTGTACCTATTTGTGATGTCATAAATGCAATTCTTAATGCATCTGTATCTTGTAATCCTCGTAAGGCTTTCTGAGGAATACTAGGTGCATCTGCATTTTTATTTTTGAAACCTTGCTCTCTACCGCCTACAGCTTCAAATAGATCAGCAACTTCTCTGTCAGCTAAACTAGAAATACCATGATTAGCTAGTACATCTATGTTTGCAAAAGTTTTTTTAATTTGACCTGCTTCACCAAGGAGTTTACCTGCTTTAGATAACTCTGCTAAAAATATATAAGAGAACTCTTCTGGTGATAGTCCATATTTTTCTCTTATATTATCTGCGAGTAAAGAATCTATAAGTCTTTCACCGTCAGGCTTACGTAGCTCTTCTGTTATTGCTGCTGTTATTCTTTGACCCGGTTTTAGTTTTAATACATCTTTCATTTCTATTGCAGCAGCAGTAATACTTTTTACAGTATCTAAATCAAGACCTGCATCAAGCATTCTGTTACCTTTAGTGTTTAAAACTTTATCTTTTAGTTCTTGTCCTCTTGCAACCAAATCAGGATCTAAAGGATCTAACTTTTCATTTAACTTTTTTGCACGTACAAGATTAACAGCATCAACTACATCCTCTAAAGTCTCATCTATTATCTTTGGTTTTGCATTTGTAATAGTTGTATTGGCTGCTCTATTTGCCTCTGCTCTAGCTTTTTTACCAACTTGTATATTTCTCATTGTAATATCTACAGCCTTGTTTGCTTTCTTAGCATCCAATGCACCAAAAGCTCCCCCCATAGTTGCACCAAAAGCTCCAGATATTAAACCATCTCGTATTACATCACCCTTTGTATACGTATAATCATCTATTGTTTCTGCTCTTGTCTCTTGTTGTGCGTATGCCATACCACCACCAAGGGTTCCCTCTATAGCAAATCCTGCACCTGCACCTTTAGCTGCACCTGCTGTAAGAGTCTTTTTAAATTTTTCTTTTACTGCAGCTTCCTTTATCCCTTCAGATAATAACTTTGACATATGAGCACGAAGAGATAACTGTGCAGTTTTAGAAGCACCTTTAGCTGCTATCTTAGAGAAGATACCAGTGCCTAGTGTTCCCACTGTTGCTATTGTAGATGGTGACGAAGCAAAAGCTCTAAGGTAATCTCCTGCACCTTCTAGCACACCAGTACCACCACCTGCACTAACATCGTAGGCATTCATTAATCTGCCAAAAGCTTTTTTACCTTCTTTAAATTGTCTATCTCTACCTTCTACAGCAGGAACTTTTTCATTCGTACCAAAGTCTCTTTGTACATAAAGTAAATCTTTTACTGCTGTTGTTTCATTCGTAGACTGATATCTCATATGTTCTACAAAATCATTGGCAAGACCTTGTACACCTTTTTCTTCTATTTCTTTTTGGGAATAATTATATCGACCACCAGTAAAAAACTTTTTAAGATCATTTTCAAAAGTTTCATCACCAATTAGATCTGTGAAATAATTGTCTTCTGCTTTTTGTATATACTCAGCCATTAATTATGTGCCTATATTGTTGGTATTTGTAAAGGTTCTGGAATTGATGGGTCTATAGGTGGTGTTTCAGATCCACCACCAGTGCCACCATCAGATCCACCACCAGTGCCACCACCTGTTGGTGTTGGTACTTGTAACTTTTGTTCCCACAACCCTCTAACATTAGATGCAGGTTCATATAGCTCTGCTAAAAATATGCTGTCAAAATGTTCTTGAAAATGACTTGGGTTTGTTTCTAATCCATTAGTAGCTTTAACATAGTCTGAATAATCTTGAACAATATTTGAAGCTATACTGGTAAGAAGTTCATCATCCTGCAATATACTAGGGTCTATATATTTATCTTTTATACTATCTGCAATTTGTAATAAAATTCTATTTTTATTTTCATCTTCTAGTTGATAAACTTGTAAACCTGCTGCATCAGTTCCTGTAGGAATAAACTTAGTTTCAAGCATGGGAGCAATACGTTTTGCAAGTTCGCTTCTTACTCTTACTCCTACAGTATCTTTTACCTTACCACCCTTATAAATATTATATTCTATTCTAGCTGGTTTAAGTGTTTCAGTTTCTTCTGTGGGTAATAAATTTATAAGTGCTTCATTTAAATCTTCTTCATTAGTTGCACTGATAGCTTTCATCAATCCTTCTAATCTTTCATCATCACTTCTAGTATCATTAATATCTAAACCTGCTTTAACTGAATTAGCTAATACTTCATCGTAAGTATCATCACTAGGATTTAATTCGTTTTCAATCATTTCAGTAAGCTCTCTTATATACTCCCCAGAAATATCTTTCTTAGATAGTTTTTCTAATTCAAACTCTAACTGTCCAGTTTTTTCTAAAGCCAAAGCTGCTTTGCGGCTAAAACCAATAGTTTCTGCCATTGCAACTCTTTCTTTTCTTACTGCAGACTTTTTATTATTATTCTCAAGTCTAGTTAAAAGTTCTGGAATAACAATAGATTTTGTTTTTTCTAAAGACTCATCTTTAAATCTTTCTCTAGCTTCTATCCTAGCTCTTCTTTCTATTCTAAACTCATTTGCTCCAGACCAAAAACCTAACGACATATTAATTACCTCTTGCCATTAAACCTACAGGAGCTTCTTCTTTAGGAGCTTCTTCTGTAGGTTCTTCTTCCATATCAAGTTCACCAACTTCATCTATAAACACTTCTATTGCTGACTCATTTTTCTTTAAGTCTTGAAGTTCTCTATCTATTTCTCTTAAACTTGCATCCACCTCTTCAGATAAATCTTGTTCAACCATTGAGTATGGTACACCTACAGCATCTAATATTTTAGCTATAAACTCCATAAGTGGTTTCTTTACTGCAAGACTTACATCAATAGTGTGTACACCTTCCAATACAACAGAACGAAGGTAACCTTCAACAAGTGTTTCTACATCAAAACCAAAGTCTATTGCAGCGATAACTTTTTCCATTACATCAGCATCGTTAAAATAATTTATATGCCCCATTAAAGCTTGTTCAGCATTAACTATTTCTGGTGGTTGTTCGTATGGTGCATTCCCCGGTTCTCTTACAAGAGATTGCCCCGGTATCGGTGCTGTAAAATCAAAGGCTTCTTGTTTCATTTACCTGTCCTTCTTGGTACTAGTGATGAGTTTGTAGCTGGTAACTTAACTAACTCTGCTTCCATAATTCTACGGTTTCTATTTTCACCATCATTATCTTCAGTTAGTGTTAGTATTGCTTCTGCTATTCTGTCATTGTCACCAGACTTTAAAGCTTCTCTAATTCTTTTTGGAACTCTTCCGTAGTTATATGTAATAGACACTGTAGCAGCTTTAGCATTATCAGATAAACTATCCCAAGATTCTCCGATAGTATTTTTTATTATTGGTACAAAGTCATCTGTTATTCTTTTCTCTAAAGATTTTAATGCTTGTTCTTTACTTACAACAGTGTCTTGTGTAACTTCAACTGGCTTACCAGTGTCATCATACAAAGTATCTGTACCATATCCTACTCTATAATGATCAACATCCCAATAAGCTTTATCTTTAAAACCCTCAAACTGTATTAAACTATTCCTAGATATTTCTTTCCAGTTAGCACCTTTAGCTACTGCTGTAGCACCAACACCTTCTGCTCTAGTCTTTGGTCTTTTTTCTCTATCCTCAAGCTCATCAATAATATCTGAGGCTGTAAGAGTGCCAAAGTCATATTCAGAAATACTAGAAGAATATCCACTTATAACATCTGATATAGGCTCTTCTTCCGTAATTTCTTGAGTCTCTTTAAATCTTTGTAGTATACTACCAGATGATTTCATTGGTTTTGGTTTTTCTAGATTTTTCATCCTAGATGAAAAACTACCTACCCTAGTTTGTTTATCACCTAAATTAGTTTCTTCTGCCATAGTTTAATTCTTTCTATTAATCAAAAGGCCATAACAAGTCCATCCAAAAACTTGTCTTCGCTTTCTCATCTGCAAATTCTAATTGCTTTCTAACAGCTTCCATATCTTTATCTGCTAACAGGAGACTTAATATTCTAGTCATTCTAGAGTCTTCAGCCCTAAAAGCCATATCCATAATGTCTCTTTCTCTTTGCCAAAGCTCATCTAAATTTTTATTTGTAAGTGCATTTACATCTTTAGCATATGTTCTGTTATCTTCATTCTCTGCTGCAGTATTTAATGTTGCTACATTCTGTCTCCAGAGAGTGTTTGCTTGTGCAACAACTAATCTGTTTGTAGCATTAAATTGTTTTCTTTGTTCTCTTAATCCTGCATTGTATTGTTTAGCAGCATTATCTTGACCTGCATTGTATTGACTTGTTGCATTTAAAGCAGAAGCATTAAACTGATCTGTTTGAAATACTAAGTTTTTCATAAATTGATCTGTTTGGTTTTGACTTGAGGCATTAAACTGTTTAGCAGCATTATCTGCAGCAGCATCATTAAATAAAGATTGTACCATAGATTGAGCTTTAAAGATATTAGTTGCTTGTCTATTATTTAAATTAGTAATATCCATTTGTAAAAATGCATTTGCATTTTGTACCGCAGCTTGTTGCTCATTAGATAAATTCTGTGCTTCTAAATTTGCTATAGCAGCAGCTTCTGCCATTACCATAGCTTGTTGATTAGTTAAATTTTGTAAATTCATTGTATTTGCAATACGACTATTTTCTAAAGCTACCTGCTGTTCTGCGGTAAAATTCATATTAGCTACGTCAGCAATACGAGATGCATTCTGTACTCTTGATTGAAATGCCTGATCAAACTCTTGACCAATAAATTGAGCACGTTGTTGTGCTGATAGCATAGCACGTTGTTGACGGTTTGACAAGTTCTGCATTTCAAATTGTGCAACTGTTTGTGCATCAGCTTGGGCAATAGGTAATGCAGACTCCATAGCAGCCTGTACAACAGCCTGTCCTGCAAGGCTAGATGCACCTAATCCTCTAGCTGCCATCTTACCCATAGCGGCTCTCATAGCTCCTGCAGCCCATGTAGGTGTAGCACCACCCTCAAAATCTTGCATTAAGCCAGATAATTGTTCTTGTACCATAGCTTTTTGAGATGGGGTTGCTTGTGCAGCTTGTACTTGTTCTGTAAATGCAACAGCCTTTTGTGCATCTGCAACACCAGAGACAAGCTCACCTTCCTGTATTTCTCTTTGTACAGGATTATCCATCATAATACCAGTACCTTGGGCAGCTTGCATATTACCTACAGCAGTTTTAGTTGGGTCTACTGTTGCAGCTTGAGCTAATGCTTCTGCAGAAATTTCACCTTGTTCTGCCTGTACACCTTCTAATGCTTTATCGACATCTGCTTGTGATTGAGTAGCTTGATATAAATTTGCATCTATTGGGTCTGCAGCAGCTATTTGTGATGTTGTAGCTTTAGTAGCAGTATAACCTAAATTATCAGCTACACTTAAACCTGTAGCAGGATCAACAGTAAATTCTGGTATTTGACCTACATCCGAAGGTAATAAAGTAGTTGTTGTATCTCCTACATCAATTAATTGTGTATCTGATTTTGTAATCGTACCTTCAGGATCTGTTAAAGCACTTTCAAGCAAGTCTGAACTTGCTCCTGTCATTTTTAACAGTCTTTCTTGTGTTTGTTTTTGTACCTGTTCATTGTAAGCATCTGCATCTTTTTGATACTGTACAACATCTTTATCATATTGAGCTTTATCTGCTACATACTTATCATAAGCTGCTTTATCTTGAAGATACTTTGCATTTTGTACTTTCCAATCTTCATATGGTTTATTTGCATTTTTTAACCAAGCAGCAACAGCACTAGCAATTACACTTTTTCTGTTAGGTGTACTTAATGGATATCTCTGAGTAACTGGATTATCTGTATTAGCATTTCCAACACCTACTTGATAAGCAGTACCGTATTCAAATGTTTTATTGTCGGTTCTGTTATAACCACCTGCATATTTAGGTGGTTCATTTCCTATAGAAGTTGGTTGTTGTACTAGTTCAGGCTCTTTAGGTCTTTTAGGCATTTCTAAACCACCATCTGTATAACCTTTTATATAACCACCATTATTTAATTTTGCTATTGGTTTTCCCATAGTCATTTTATTTAATGCACTGGACATTCTCCCAACACCAGAAGCTGCACCGGGATTAGATGCAAGAAAAGCTTGTATCTCATCCGATTGGTTAGAACCATTATAGTTCCAAAATTTATTTAGATAAGTTTGTGTTTGAGTTCTATCCATTATAATTACCTATTTATATTTATAAAATTACCAAGGCCAATAATCTTTTATGTCTATCCATCTCATATGGTGTAGGTATGCTGTAGAGCCAATAGCAGAGGCTGTTATAAGAAAGAAGATACCTGCTAGGGTTACTGCTAACTCTTGTCTTGCTATAGCGTCACGTCTTGCTTGGGCTTCTGCTTCACGTTTTTCTTGTAGAACTTCTTTCCTTATGCGGAGGAGTTCCAACCACTTGCTACGCCCATACGTCTGTGTGATCCATTCCTGCAATTCACTTTCAGCTTCTGCTGCTTGACGTACCTTTGCCCAACGATCTAGTGCAGTAGCATTTGTGCTTTTACTTGAGACACCTTTTTTCTGTAAAGTTTTTTTAGCACTGTCCGTTGCATCAAAGAATTTACCTATGTCTTTAGATAGTGCAGCTACGCTACGGCCTGTGCTTAAACCTAACTTTATTCCTGAAAGGATTGTTATGGGGTCCATAATTAGACTCCATCATCATTCATTATCATTCTGTTATGGTCACGGTTCATGTACTTTAACTCTGTTTCAAGTAAAGCAATTCTCTGTTTGAGATCATTGATAGAACTAAATGAAGCAAGCATTGCTGCCATCTCTTCCCATAGTTCATCACTGTCTTCCCACAGTTCTATTATGTCAGACTTACTTTCTTGCACATCTCGTTTAA